CAAAGATTGTTTTCAACACAGCGAAGGAGATGGTCAGGCTTCATCCGGAACTTTCCGAACTGCTGACTGTCTACAAAGACACAATTCACAATCCGAAAACTGGCTCTGTCTATCGCGCACTCTCAAGCGATGCCTTCTCCAAAGAAGGCTTGAACCCGACACTTGTCTGCTTCGATGAGCTTCACGCGCAACCTAATCGCGAACTCTTCGATGTTATGTCGCTGGCAATGGGCGCTCGCATCGAGCCAATGTTGGTTGCGATCACAACTGCTGGAGTCAAAACTGACAACAGTGGCAAAGATTCAATCTGTTTCAGTCTTTACGAATACGGCAAGCGAGTCGCACTTGGCGAAGTTGATGATCCTTCATTCTTCTTTGCATGGTGGGAAGCAAACAACGAAGGGGATTATCGTGACCCATTGGCTTGGAAAGAAGCGAACCCTGGCTTTGATGACATTGTTGCTGCTGATGATTTTTCTTCAGCAATACTTCGAACTCCAGAAGCGGAATTCAAGACTAAACGACTGAACATCTGGTCATCAACATCAGACACTTGGCTGCCGCATGGCGCTTGGGATGTTCTTGCTGACGATCATGAAATTCCTGACGGCTCTGATGTCGTTCTCGGCTTCGATGGATCGTTCAATGGTGACTGCACAGCGATTGTGGCAGTTTCGGTTGGCGAGATTCCTCACATCACGCCTGTCGCAGTCTGGGAGAAGCCAGATGAGGCTGATGCGAACTGGCAAATTCCGGTGCTCGAAGTTGAAGATGCCATTCGCGCCGCCGCCACCAGATTTCAAGTCTTGGAAATTGCTTGCGACCCTTATCGATGGGCGCGAACATTCCAGATTCTTGATGATGAAGGTCTTCCAGTGGTGACTTTCCCACAGACCGCATCTCGCATGACCCCAGCAACAACTCGATTCTTCGAAGCTGTTGTGAATAAGACAATCACTCACAATGGTGATGCTCGCCTTGCAAGGCACATCTCCAATGCTCAACTTCGCACAGACAATCGCGGATCAAGACTTGCCAAAGAAGCAAAAGGCTCAAAGCGCCGAATTGACTTGGCAGTTTCCTCGGTGATGGCTCTTGAAAGAGCAAGTTGGTGGCAATCTCAAGGTGGCGCATTGCCACAAATTTTCGACCCATTCTCAATGGAGGTTCCAGATGCGTGATCAGATCACAACAGTCACAGAGTTGATTGGCGCAACAATGATTTCCGTTGGTCTTGGCATAATTTTCGGACTTGGGGCTGCTCTTCTCACAGGAGGAATCTTGATTCTAGTTGGTTCGATATTGGCAGACTTTGGAGGCAATAAGTGAGCATCTTCAGTCGAGGAATCCAATCATTCACAGTTGGTCGGTATCCACAATTCAACAACTATGTTTCACCATTGAGCCAACTCTATGGCCAGACATCAATGACTTCTGCCGCTGGCGAGCGCATCGATGAATGGACTGCTCTCGGAGTTTCATCAGTGCTTGGCGCTGTTTCACTTCTTGCTGATTCAGTTGCCTCAATGCCTTTGCGTTGTTACACCATCGATGGAAAAGGTCTTCGCGTTATGCGACCACTTCCAGATGTTCTCGCTGACCCAGATCCAGAATCAAATACTTATGAATTGATCCATCAGATCGTTGCTTCAATGGCTTTGCATGGAAATGCTTATGTGAAGATCGACAGAGATCGCCTTGGCAACATGATCGGTCTAGTGCCTTTGCACCCTTATCAGATGCAGGTTCTTCCAACTGGTGACATGACCGGGCGTAGATACTTGCACCTAGGAAATGAAATGAATCGTGAAGACATCTTGCATCTTCGCTGGTTCACACCGCCTCAATCTTTAGTGGGAATATCACCATTGAACCAGGCTCGAAATCTCATTGGACTTTCCATCGCTATGGATCGCCACTTGGCGCAGTTCTATGGCGAAGGTGGAACTCCTTCTGGAATTCTTGAAACAGATCAGAAGTTGAACTTGGAACAGGCTCGCGTTATCCAGGCAACATGGGAAGCAACTCATCGCCGCCATCGCAAGCCAGCAGTTCTTTCAGATGGTCTCAAGTTCCGACCAATCACAACTTCTGCTGCTGATTCAGAGATGATCAAAACTCGCGAGCAATTGATTCGCGACATCGCTCGCATCTTCCGCATCCCATCACACTTGATCGGCGCTGAAGGTGACAATCAGACTTACCAGAATGTCGAACAGGCTTCACTGAATTTCCTCACACACACAATCGCTCCTTGGATTCGCAGAATTGAAACTGCAATCTCCAACATCCTTGATCCTGAAGATGATGTCGCATTCGACACTTCAACGCTGCTTCGCACAGATGCACTCACTCGCGCTCGCGTGAACATGGTGAATGTTTCAATGGGCGCTCGCACTCCAAATGAAGTTCGTCAGATCGAAGGAATGGAACCTTACGATGGCGGAGACAAGTTCAACCAGGCACTCGCTGGCAATGTGACAGCAGGAGGAGTCAATCCTTCGCTCGGTGAAGATGCTGATCCTTCAGCACCGATCATGGGAGTGTTGGAATAATGGCTGAAACTTTCAGAGTTCCAAATGGAGTTCAAGATGAAGCGAAGAAGGCTTTGGCTTGGATTGCTGATGGTCATGCTGGCAGTGGCTTCACCGCAGTTGGCAAAAAACGAGCAAGTGATTTGGCTGCTGGTCATCCAGTAAGCGCCGAAACAATCTTGAGAATGTATTCATTCTTCAAAAGACATGAGATCGACAAGCAAGCAGAGGGATTCAATTCTGGAGAAGATGGCTTCCCATCTCCTGGAAGAGTTGCATGGTCAGCCTGGGGTGGCGATGCTGGCTTCACTTGGTCAACAAGAATCAGAAATCAAATCTCGAAAAGCGCACGAGCGCTTTCCCTGATGGCATCCGAGGAGGGTGACATGGCTGACATGAATCAAGTTCCTGATCTAAATGAGGAACTGACTGAACTTCTCGCAGATGTTGTGAGTTTCTATTTCCGCGCTCATGGCGCACATTGGAATGTGAAAGGCGCTGACTTCAGCGAGTATCACAAACTCTTCTTGAAAATTTATGAAGATGTTTATGAGTCAATCGATCCAATTGCCGAGAACCTTCGCAAACTTGGTTCAATTGCTCCATTCACACTCGGTTCATTCTTAGCACTTCGCACCATCGATGATGCGCCAGCAATCTTGCAAGATCCAATCGCTCTTGCCAATGACTTGCTCGCAGCAAATGACATTGTTCTTGATGAACTTTCAGATGCCTTTGATTGTGCAACTCTTTACAATCAGCAAGGTGTTGCAAACTTCCTCGCTGGTCGCATTGATCAACATCAGTTCTGGAAATGGCAGTTGACCGCTTCCCTTGGTCAAGAAGTCACACAACCTTCCCCAGATCCAGTTGATGCTCAAGGCGTTGACGAAGATGATGTTGAGGAACAAGAAGGCGCAACCTATCCAATGATGATCATGCCTCGATCTGCATCTGGCGCTTCTGATCTTCCAATCGCTCCACGCGACACAACTTGGTCGGCTGCTGAAGCAGACAAGCGTGTTCAAGAATATGCTGGCGGCAAAGAAAACATGGATTGGGCTAAATACGGAAAAGCATTCTTCTATGTTGATGAAACAAACAAAGAACTTCTCGGATCTTACAAATTGCAATTCGCTGATGTCATCGATGGCTCACTTGTTGCAGTTCCAAAAGGAATCTTCGCTGTTGCTGGTGTCTTGAATGGCGCTCGCGGCGGAGTCAACATTCCTGATTCTGATGCAATGGAAATCAAAGACAAGGTTGCGGCTTACTATGCGCGACTATCAAAAGAATTCAACGATGATTCAATCAAGGCTCCTTTCGAGGGTCGCGCTTCAGCAGCTCGCATCGGTGAAGGTTCATTCGTTTCATGGAACACTTCCAATGGTCGCGCTCGTGGCAAGGTCGAGAAGGTTGTCACCAAGGGACAAGCAAAGTCTTCTGAAGGTTATGTCTTGGAGACAACTCCAGATCAGCCAGCCTTCATGATCCGCATTTACAAAGAGCAGGGAAATGGATGGGTTCCAAGCGATGTCACAGTCGTTCATCGCCCAGACATTCTGACAGTCATCACCGCCTTACCTGCCCCTCGTTCGGAGGAAACTGACATGATCGAACAACGCAAGGCAATGGCTACCGCAGAGCGCATCACAATGACTGCTGAAGTTCGTGCAGTTGCAACTGATGATGGTTCAATGAAGATCGGCGGATACGCTGCAACTTTCAATGCTGAAGCAACTGGCTTGAACTTCCGCGAAGTAATCGCACCG